GCCCGGCGGAAAACGGCACCCGGCCCGGCAGCGCGGCGGTGACGGGAGCCGATGTCTCCCGGATGAGCCGCGCCCAGCGGGAAGCCTTGGAGCGGAAAGCGCTGCACGGCGAACGGATCGTATTTTGAGGACCTGTCACCGCAGCGATCCGCCACCGGCGGCGTCTTGCGGAACTCTCCTGATAGGGGAGCCAAGAATCTAGGAAACAACAAAGAAAGGGAAAATGTTATGAAAAAGCATGAAATGATCGACCTCCAGCTGTTCGCCGACGCATCTGCCGCGCTGAACAACACCACCAGCACCTCCGGCATGACTGCCGAGATGAAGACCTTCTATGAGAAGCGCCTCATCGATCAGGCTGAGCCGCGCCTCGTCCATGACCAGTTTGCGGATTACTACCCGGTGCCCCAGAACGGCGGCAAGACCATCGAGTTCCGCAAGTACGACAGTCTGCCCAAGGCGACCACCCCGCTGACCGAGGGCGTGACCCCCAACGGTCAGGCCCTGAACGTGACCACCATCACCAGCGACCTGCACCAGTACGGCGGCTGGACCCCGCTGACCGACCAGCTGCAGATGACCGCCATCGACAACAATGTGGTACAGGCCACCCGTGTGCTGGCCAGTCAGGCGGGCCGCACCATGGACAGCATTACCCGCGATGTGCTGGCCGGCGGCACCAATGTCATCTATGCGCCCAAGGTGGCGGCGGACGGCACCGAGTCCGTTGTGAAGAGCCGCGCCAATCTGGACAAGACCTGCACCCTGACCCCGAAGCTGTTCTTCCGAGCCGCCGCCCAGCTTGGCGCGATGAACGCCGACCCCATCGGCGACAGCTACATCGCCATCATCCACCCCTACGCTGCCTACGACCTGAAGACCAGCAAGGAGTTCATCGAGGTGCACAAGTACGCGGACCCGGAGGCCATGTTCCGGGGCGAGATCGGCAAGCTGGGCAACATCCGCTTCATCGAGACCAGCGAGGCCAAGATCTGGAAGGATTCCACCTGCCCGGACGGTCTGGCTGTGTTCGGTACGCTGGTGCTGGGTGCCCACGCCTACGGCGTGACCGAGCTGGAAGGCGGCGGTCTGGAGCACATCGTCAAGCAGCTGGGCTACGGTGATGACCCGCTGAACCAGCGTGCGTCCGTGGGCTGGAAGGGAATGCGCGCCGCCGAGCGTCTGGTGGAGCAGTACATGATCCGCATTGAAAGTGTGTCGAGCTACTCGGCCAGCGCATCCGCGAACTAAGGAGGAGCCATATGAAGATCAAGCTTTTCAAGGACAACAGCCGGTACAAGGAGGATCTGTTCGTCAGCGTCAACGGGGTGAATTATAAGATCCGCCGGGGCGTTGAGGTGGAGGTGCCGCCGGAGGTGGCCGAGGTGCTGGAGCACAGCCAGATGCAGGACGAGCGGACCGCCGCCCGCATTGCGGCTGCCGAAAACGGCGTACAGTAACAAACAGCGGCCCGGCCGGGAAGATCGCCCAGCCGGGCCTTTTTCGAAAGGAGCGATGAGATGACCGTTAGAGAAGCGCTGGACCGCGCCGCAGAGCTGCGGCCGGGGTGCAAGCTTTCGGACGAGACGCGCAGACGCTGGCTCTGCGAGGAGGACGCCATGCTGCGCAAGCTGTATTTTGAGAAAAGCGGCGCGGCCGGGTACGAAAAAGTCGGTGCCGACGCGGCATGGTCTGGCAGCACCCTGCCGGACAGCACGGAGCTGCTGGTGCCGGTGCCCTACGACACCCTCTACCCGCATTTCCTCTGCGCCCGCATCGACGCGGCGCTGGGGGAGACCGACCGCTACGCCGGGGAACAGGCGCAGTACAACAGCATCCTGAGCGGACTGGCCGCCGGGCTGCGGCAGGAGAACCTGCCCCGCCGCCGGGTGCGCTGGCGCTGGTGAGGAGGGAAAAACGATGGCACTGGCAAACCGTGCGGGGCTGAAAAACACCCGCACCCTGCTGCGGGCCTTCGGTGGGCTGAATGAGACGTACAGCTGCACCGAGGCCGAATGCAGCAGCGGCAAGAATTTCTCGGCCCGGAATTTCCCGGCGCTGAGCACCCGCATCCCCCGCCGGAAGCTGCGGACGGCGGCCCCCGTGAATGGAATGTACCACCTGAACGGGCTGCTGGTGGTGGAAGGGACGAATCTCTGCTACAGCACCGACGACGCCCCGCAGACGGTGCAGACCGTGGAAAACGCCGTGACCGACAGCAAAAAGGTGCTGGTGGGCATGGGCACCAAGATCATCATCTTCCCGGACAAGGCGGCCTTTGATACGAAAGACCTGTCCGTGACGCCGTTGGCGGCGGCGTGGACGAATGGGGACGCGGATGTGGTGCTGACGCCCTGCGACGCGGCGGGGAAGACCTACACCGTCAAGAACCGGGGCCCCAAGGAGCCGACAGACCCCGCAGACGGCGACCTGTTCCTCAAGGTGGTCAACTCGCAGGTGCCCTACAGCAGCGAAAGCATCCTCGAAATCTACAGCGAGGCTTCGGGCAACTGGTCGGCCATTGAACTGAACTGGTGCCGGATCGAGTGCAAGGGCATCGGGGCCGATTTTGCAGTCTGGGATACCGTGACGCTGAGCGGCATCAAGGACGACGATGGCGGGTATTGGAAGGGGCTGAAGGGTGACCGCATCGTCTATGCCCGCGGCGAGGACTGGGTGCAGGTCCGGGCCGAGCCCGGCGGCGATTACTTCTACGGCACCCTGACCAAGAGCGGAGACGTCATCCGCTGGAAGAGCATCGACGGCAAGGGCAGCGGCTTGGAGGGCAGCCCCGACCCCTTCCGGCTGGAGCGGCGGGTGCCTGACCTCGATTACCTGACCGAGTGCGACAACCGGCTATGGGGCTGCTCCAAGGCAGAAAATGCCATCTACGGCTGCAAGCTGGGCGACCCGACCAACTGGTTCTCCTACCGGGGCATCGCGGAGGACAGCTACGCCGTGACCGTGGGCAGCGACGGGGATTTTACCGGCGCGTCCACCTGTCTGGGCTATGTGCTCTTTTTCAAGGAAAACTGCATCCACAAGCTGTACGGCTCCAAGCCCTCGGACTTTCAGCTCAGTGCCATCCGCTGCCGGGGCGTGGCGCGGAACGCCAGCCGCAGCCTCTGCGTGCTGAACGAGACGCTGTACTACCTCTCGCCGGACGGTGTGATGGCGTGGGACGGCAGCGTGCCCAGCAAGGTATCCGAAAAACTGAACACCGCCCGGCTGTCCAATGTGCGGGCAGCAGTGGGCGGCGCGCTGGATGGACGGTATTACCTGTATCTCGTGCGGGACAGGGGCGGGGAGAAGCCCGAAGGGCGGCTGCTGGTCTACGACACCGAGCGGGGCCTGTGGCAGGAGGAGAACGGCTGCTCCTACGAGATGGCCAGTACCGGCGGCCAGCTCTACCTCTGGGACGGGGCAGACATCTGGGCTGCCGACCCCAGCCGCGAAAGCGACTGGCAGACCACCGAGGGCGTGGAGGCGACCATCCCCTTTGAACTCATCACGGGGGATATCGGGCTGGATGGGGCAGAGGACCGCTACCTCTCCCGGCTGACCCTCCGGCTGGACGCCGACTGCGCCAGTACCGTGGCGCTGGAAGTGAGCTATGACGGCGGCGGGTGGGAGCCTGTGGCCGCGTGGCAGGTGAGCGGCCAGCGGAAGAACTTTGACCAGAGTTTTGTGCCCCGCCGGTGCAGCACGCTCCGGCTCCGGCTGCGCGGCGAAGGGCAGATCACCCTGCGCAGTCTGGCGCGGACCATCGCTTCGGCGCGGGGCGGCATTTTAGAACAGGAGGTGTGACGGATGGCAAGTGTTTCCGGTTTGAGCAAGCTGGGACTGCCGAAACTCAGCGACAATATGGACCCGGAGGATGCCCGCGCACTGCGGAATTACCTCTACCAGATGCAGGAGCAGCTGCAATATGTGCTGACCAATCTGGACATCGAAAACGTATCGGATGAGCTGGGCACCAAGCTGCGCAGCCTGTGAGGAGAAAGGAGAACCTATGGCGAACGACGAAAGGAAGAGATCGTATTCCACCGAGGGGCTGAACAGCCGGCAGGAGGTGCAGAACGCGCTGGCCTCGGCGGGGTACCGCCCCTCTGAGAGCGTGACGGCGGCGGGCAATGCCCTGAAGGAACTGCAGGAGAACCGCCCCGGCGACTATGAAAGCAAATATCAGGACCGGATCGACGCGGCGCTGGACGACCTGAGCGGGAAGAAGGACTTCAGCTACAATTACGTCAATGACCCGCTTTACCGCCAGTATGCACAGGTGTACACCCAGAACGCCCACAACGCCAGCGCGGACGCAGCGGCACAGGCGGCGGCGCTGACCGGCGGCTACGGCTCCAGCTACGCGGCCAGCGTGGCCCAG